TTTGATTCATCCTCTTCGGGTATTAAATGTTTTATTCCTCTTAATATAAGTAATATAGGAATAATAGCCAAAAGTGTGTATTGAAGCATATTCATAATTCGCATTTTATTTTCATTATCAAAATTAAATACGTAATTAAAAAAACCCATTGATTCATCTTGGACAGATTTTACACTATCACTTATACTATCCATTATGTTTTATAAAAAGAAATTAAAAAAATGTTTATATATAATTGTATAAATGTTAAAACAAGTATTGAAAAAAAATAAAACTGGTAGATACGGATCAGCACCACACGACGAATATCAATATTTACATTTAATTATTGATATATTACATGATGGTGTAATGGAAACTGGACGAAATGGAAATGCTAAAACAATTATCGGCAGCGCAATGCACTTTTCATTGGAAAACAATACAATTCCATTATTAACCACCAAAAAAGTTGCTTGGAAAACCTGCGCAAAAGAGTTATTTTGGTTCATTAGTGGGAAAACCAATAACGAAATATTACAAAAACAAAATGTAGGAATTTGGAATGGTAATGCTTCGCGTGAATATTTAGATGATATTGGTCTATATGAAAGAGTAGAAAATGATTTAGGACCGGTATATGGACACCAGTGGAGACATTTTAATGCACCTTATGGAACATGTAATGACGACTATACAGGTAAAGGCGATGATCAACTGGAATATATTATTAATTGTTTGAAAAATGTTCATACAAGAAACTCTAGACGTTTAGTGATGTCTGCATGGAATCCATGTCAACTAAATGAAATGGCACTTCCACCTTGTCATATTCTTGTGCAATTTAATGTAACTAATGGTAACAAGTTAAGCTGTAGTATGTATCAACGAAGTGGAGATGTTGGGTTAGGCGTTCCCTTTAATATTGCATCTTATAGTCTATTAACTCATCTAATTGCTCACCATTGTGGATTAATTGCCAGTGATTTTTATTATCATTTAGGAAATTGTCATATATACGACAATCATTTAGACGTTTTAAAAGAACAAACAAAAAGAATTCCTTTTCCTTTTCCAAAAATTAATATTAAATCAATTAAGGAAAAAATAGAAGATTATTCTTTAGAAGATATTGAAATTAATAACTATATATCTCATGAAAAAATTAAAATGGAAATGCGGGCATAATTTAGATAAATTATATTTTTAATTATTATATAATTTATGAGTGGAGCAGCAGGAATTGCCGCAGCAAAAAATCGTAGATCCAAACCAGATCCTAATAAAAGACCAATAATTGATTGTAATTCAGTAAATGGTTCATGTCCTCCTAAAGGTAATAATCAACAACAACAAAATAGGTCTATACAATTACCCACAATAATGGAAGATAAATTAGTTGATCCTATTACTATGAAAATTTTAGGTCCTATGCCTACACCTCAAGTACTAAAAGTTCACGAGCAACGTCTTAATAGAATTGATGAACAATTATCTCAAGGTATAAATTCGTCTGTTCCTGCTCAACAACAAACTATTAATTCTTCATCAAGCGAAGAATATAAAAGACAAATTGAAGGAATGGAAGAAAAGATTCGTATGTTAGAAGAAGTCATTATGAACCTACAGTTAACTATTACAAATGTACAAGGATTTGCGATGGAAACCAACTTGACAATGATGAAAATAAAGAGAGAACAAGAAAAATGTGAAACAGATATAAGTGTATCCGATGTATCTACTGAAATCATTGTCCCTGATGTAGTTAATCGCGATGAGATTGTTACATCTAATATCACATTTACAACAAGTGAAAATTAAATTCAATATTTCTATATCATAATGTTTTTTATAAGTTATAACAAACATTATATTTTTACACCTAAACATATATCATCCAATTATGAATGTAAAAGATGAACCTTATTTAAAGACACAAATAATTACTTATATGGGAAATAAACGAAAAATTATTCCTTATATAAATGATATTATTAATGAAATAAAAAAAGAGTTAACCACCAATAAATTAACAATTGCAGACGGATTTAGTGGATCAGGTATAGTATCACGGTTATTTACCTATCACGCTTCTGAATTGTATGTAAATGATTTAGCTGGATATAGTGAAACATTAAATAAATGTTATTTATCATCACCTTCAAAAAAAGAATTTGAGAACATTGAGAGAACTGTTAACAATGCAAATACATACGTTGAGCAACAAATGAAAAATAATAAAAACAAAATACCGTCAAATTTATCATATATATCAAAATACTGGGCACCAAGTGAAGATGATGGATTCAAAGGATTACATTCAAATGAACGTGCTTATTTTACAACCAAGAATGGGAAAAGAATAGATTATTATATGCAATTTATTAATACTATTGAGCCCAAATATAAACCTTATTTACTAGCACCGTTAATTGTGAGTTGTTCTATTCATAATAACACAAATGGTCAATTCGGCGCATTTTATAAAGATAAAGATGGAGATGTTGGTATGTATGGTGGAAAAAATGGAGTTGATTATAAACGCATCACACAGCCCATAACAATTGATTTTCCAGTTCTTAATAATAAATCAGTAGTAAATAAAATAAATATAGATAAATTAGATACAAATAGTTGGATTAAAAATATAAAACAAAAATTATTAAAGAATAAAAAACAACCATTGGATATCGTTTATTATGATCCACCTTATAATAAGCATTCATATCATACTTACTATTTTTTATTAGATATTATAAATAATTGGAATGTAGATGAGCCTATACCAGATACATATAGAGGTCAGCCTAAAAATTGGGTAAAATCCAACTATAATAGTTCAACACATGCAAAAAAAACATTCACCGAACTATTGGAAAATACATATGCAAAATACATTATTATTAGTTATAATAATTGCGGAATAATACCACTAGATGAATTAGATAAAATATTAGATAAATTTGGTGAAGTAATAAAAATACCAATAGAACATAAAACTTACAATAAATTAAAAGGATTAAGTAGTTATAAAAGAACAGGTGAATATAAGGATGTAAAAGAATTTATATGGGTTATTAAAACAAATATTTCTTAAATTTCTACAATATTGTCACCACTGTTGCGTTTAATTGTGCGTCGTTTAACACCAGTAGTATCAGAGTCGTTATTATTATCGGGAATATTTTGAAGAATATTATTTAGTTCCATTTGTACTTCTGAGTTTTCGCCAATCTCGCCGATTAAAAAACGAACATTACTTTCCTCTCTATCATCCATTGAAGCAGATGGTGTTGGGATTGATGACCTATTTGAACCATTTGACGTAGTATCTGAATCATTTTGTTCACTTGAAAAAAATGAGGTTACTTCTTTTGGAATGTATTTTTCCATGGAAATGGGTTTATTATTTACACGCTTTAATTGTAATGATTTACTATTTTTTAAATGGAAATCTTCATTTACTACACCTAACATTATTTTAATTTTTATAGTTAATCTACTAAAATATTTAGAATGGTGACTTCCAAAAGTATTTAAATAATTTTCAAACATATGTATTCTCTCTTCTAAAATGATTATATTATATTGTTGCTCATGTATCATACTATCTATATTGATACCCATATCTGATTGTGTTTTCTTTTCTTTTAACTCTTCCTTTTTTGTTTCAACATATTTTTTTAACTGTTCAATTATGTTGTTAATTGTATTATTAATTTCAGTAGTAATATTAAAATCATATATTTTGGTAGGTTCTAAATCCTTATATATAGGGTAATGTTTGTGTGTTATTAATATTTTTTCAACAACACTTTTATCTTTTATATCCTTATTAATAAATTCATACAACATTTTTAATAATTTATAATATTCACAATAAACGCGGTTATCAATAAAATTAAATATAGATTTCATATTCTCGTATTCCATTTGAATAAGTTTATTTTGAAAATAAAAAGAATCTAAACCAAGCGTATAATTTTTATCTATATGTGTTTTTACCATATCAGTATAAATATGAGTTAACGCTTTTATTTTTGTATCTATTTCAAATAATATACTAGTTAAATCATTGCGTAATTGTTTTATCTTTTCAAAATTTGATGTATTTTTTTGAATATCCATATATCTTATTATATAGTTTAGATTGATTTTTTATTTACTATAATATATAATTAAATGAATCAAACTATAAAAGAAAATAATATTTTGGAAACAAGTGAAAATGATGAATCAGAAACAACAAAATCTATATATGATATACCACCAGCTCCCATATCATCTGTAAAATGGTCACCACAGCATGAAAAAATATTAGTTGATTGGGCTGATAAGGCAACGTGTTATAAATGGCTACATGAAAAAACTCATCGTGAGTTTGCTAGAAAAAATCGTTGGTTTACAATTCCTGTTATTATTATGAGCACATTTACCGGTACTGCGAACTTTGCACAAGAACGTATTCCACCTGAATACGTTAATGTATTTACAATGGGTATTGGTAGTATAAGTTTAGTTGCAGGAATAATTACAACAATTCAACAGTTCTTAAAAATAAGTGAAATGTGTGAATCGCATCGCGTTAGTTCAATTGCGTGGGGGAAATTTAACCGTAACCTAAAAATTGAACTTTCTAAGTCACCCGTTGAACGTACACCGGTAACGCAATTATTAAAAACAAGTAAAGAGGAATTTGATAGATTAATTGAAACTAGTCATTCCATTCCAAATCACGTGATTCAATTATTTAAAGATACATTTTCCGGTGGAGATATAAAATACGACAATAAAGGTAATAAATTACCATTAACACAAAAACAGTTATTATATGAAGAACTTACTAAACCTGAAATATGTGATTCACTTGAATCTGTTACACATAATATATATAAACCATCTAAACAAGTAAAACAATTGTTACAAGAACAAGTTGATGAAACTGAATTACATAATATTGCGATTAAAAATGAAAAAATAGGACAATTGGAAACATTTATTAATACTTTTGAAAAGGAAAAAAAACGTTTTCCTACATCAGACGAAGTTGTTGATAATATTGATGATACAATATCTCTTGATTTAATTCAATCAGTGTTGACTGATATAGAATGTAAATATAAGGATATTAATTATAAACAAGAACCGATATACGCTACATCGGGTAATAGTGAAGTTTAAGTTTAAATAATATTGTTTTTTTTAATCGAAAATAAAATATAATAATAAAGGTATTACCAAAAAATTGAATTGCTTTCTTGGTAATATAGATAGAGTAACACTTACCAACCAACCAAGCAAATAAAATGAGTTTTCCATCGTCATCAACAAATAAAAAAAATTGGTCAATCCTCCCAACAGTTCAATGCGATAACCCAAGTTGTCTTTATTGGCACAATGATCCTAAGCCAGGTATGAAATGTTTGAAATGCCTCAGTATATTACCAACTTGGGTTGGCTATTTAAACAATAGTAATGGTGGTGATGGCGATATTCTTGAAGAATCAAACTACCCACCGCCACCACCATTGGAACGTACGGCAAGCCAAGAACGAGAATCATGGTATGCTGATGAGGTGAATGATAAACCGCTGAAATTAACCCGCACAGATGGCGACGCCGCGCAAGAAGAAGAAGAGCATATTACGAACGCAGAACAAGTAGTTAGGGATATGATTTCCATATATAAGTTGGATAGAGAGGGTGCTCTGCGGAAGTTTGACGAGATTATCAAAAATGTGGTTGTAACACATTCTTAAAAAATAAAGGCGTGTCCGACAAGGTAAGTTTTTTTCATAAATAAAATCGAAAATAACTACCATTCTAAAAGTATTATTAAAAAATTGAATTGCTTTTAAAATAATAAATAAAGAGTAACCCTTACCAATCAAAGCATCAATAATGTATTCTTATAGTGAAATTACCCGCAGCGAAGCAACCAAAGTAGTTGAAATGTATATGAAGTCTACAAATGACCCGTTATCACAAAAGGGTCGCAAATGTAAGTATACCGCACCGATGAAAACTTTTTGCGATATGACGAGTGATAAACATATGGGTGCGGTTTTAGTTGGCAAAGGACCTTCAAAAGAACACACCAAAAACAGCGATATGTTCTTCAACGCGATCAAAGAACTTGTTGATTTCGTTGGAAAGGAAGAAGTGTATAAAACACAAGAACGTATCATGAACACAACAATGCGTGAATATTGCAGTTTGTCTTGCGGTGAACCTTCCCATTGTGAGTTCATAATATGCCCAGCACAACGTACGTTGTGGTACTTGAGTAATGCGATTAACAACTACCTTCAACAAACACACGAACACATCAAGGAGGCTCGTGGTGACCTTGTCCACGAGTATAATGATTGTTCAGTGTGTAAATGGGCGGGCACTGATTACTTCTACTATAGCACTATCTATGGTTTAAATGTGCCTGTATGTAGTGATTGTGTTTGGGGTGGGAAAATGGATAAGAAGGATGAGGAGGAAATTGATGAATATGCAGGACATGTCTTTGTATACCAAGAAGATGAAATTGAACCTAGAGTGTGTTCTCAGTGCGATTACAATGGTTGTGGTTCATTTTACTATAGTTCTGATAAAATGAATGAACCAGTATGTGGTACTTGCGAAATGAAATATCGCGAGACGGCGGATTGCTCGCAAAGGATTTATCACGATGTGACTGGATACGGCTATGGCGGCGAATATGTTCCAAGCGAAGAAGAAGATGATAACGACAGTGAATATGTTCCAAGCGAAGAAGAAGATGATAACGACAGTGAATATGTTCCAAGCG